TTCTTTTCCTGTGGATGCGTTATACGCTCCAATGATGTCCGTCTTTGTAATCATGGACGGGTCAAGCACATTTCCTGATACTGTGATAGATGTTGCGGATGCTCCCTTTCCTCCTTCAATCAGATTGACGATCAGGCTTCCGTCAGTGTCGAACTCTGTTGTATAGTCAGTTCCTGCTGTCAGTGTTGCTGATGCAGCTTTCACAACCAGTCCTTTCGGGATGATTCCCTTCGTGCTGATCTTCGCCTGCATCTGGCTCACTGTTGCAGTTGTTTCCGTCAGTGCTTTCTTGTGCTTTGTTGGGTCAAGTACGTTGATATAGACCGCAGGTGACACTTGATAGATGTTATTTGTCGCATACATCATCTGACACAATGTATAGTTTTCAAAGTCATCCACATATCCCAGTGCGGCCATCGCCTCTGCTGCCGAGTTTGCGAGAATCGGTGTGTTGATTACTTCTTCCGGGTTCTGCACCATATTGACCGGAGCAGTTCCCACAACGACCGGAATTGAACAGGAACCAGTGATCGGCGCGGTCAGCGCAGTTGCTTCTTCCTGCACAAAAACTCCATGTTTACTCATTGTTTATTTTCCTCCTTCTGTTTTATATTCCAGTGCCTTTCTGAACGCACTGAAGATATATCCTTTTCTTTCACGCAGCATCTTCTCTGCAAGCGGATATTTGATGACCGGAATGAACAGGTTTCTCATTTCCGGTACGTCTTTGCAGGCTTCTTTTGCTGCTTCAGGAATCTCTGTGTATACTCTGTTCTGGATTCCGATGCCTGGAATCGTAGGTCCCACATACATCAGATTTTCCTGTTTCACTTCTTCGGCTGCTGCCTGTGTTTCAGTCTCTTTTACTGCTTCAGCAGTATCTGTCTTCCTCGGCATAATGCTTCGGTTCCCTCCTTCCTATCTTCGGCACGTTGAATGAGATCGCAACTCCTCCGAAGTAGAACGGATATGTGTCTTCATCCTGAACGGCCCATTCGATGTCCTGCTCCGCTCTGAACTTCTTGTTCAGAAGAGGCTCTGCTGCAAATCTGTCCACTACATCCTGAATCATGTTCATGATGTGTCTGTGACCGATATTCTTCTTTGAGTGATCGCATATCCCGAAGTGAATCTCTGTCGCGACCACCCACGGACTATCATCGTCCGCAGTTTTTCCTGTTTCTAATTTCACGAGAGCATATGGAAAGAACTGCGATTCATCTTCTTCGTCATCTGTCACAACTGGAAGGTTCTGTTCGTACACATTCACCCCTGTCACGGTTTCCCCTGACGTATTCTCCGTCGTGATTCCCTGAAAAAGTTTCTTCATTTCTTCCACAAGGTCCCTCTGAAGTTCTGCTGCTGTCATTGCTTACCCCACAATCTTCTTGATTTCTGCTTCGAGGTTCTTGCGAAGATCTGACTGTATCGGCTCTTTGAGTGCTCCTGCCATTCCTCTCTCTCCCTGATATACTTTTTCAACCATTTTGGGAACGGAGTTTGAATGGAACACTTTGACCGGGAGCCTGTCTTTGCCTTCCCTCTGCATCACCAGTCCGTTGCGCTTGAACGCTTTTCCGCCTTGCGAACTGACCAGTTGCTTCAGACCGCCGTTCACGATGTCTGCTGCCGCGGCCGCTCCGCCTTTTTTCGGTCTGCCTGCCCGGTTCTTAAATCGCACGAGTGTCAGAGGCTTTCCATCCGCATCCACCGATGCCGTGAGGTTTCCTGTTGACGCATTTTTGATCTTCATGTGACTATTGAATCCGACCTGCTTAACTGTATAGGCTCCTTTTGCGCTTTGCGCGATTCGTTTCCTTGCCTGCCTTGCAGTCTTGTTCACAGCATTCTTGAATACCTGTGGGGCCTTGCTCTTCATGTCTCCCAGTTTCTTCTCAACCAGTTCCAGTTCTGCCCTGTTTACCTCATAGGTAATCATCCTCTGTTCGCCTCCAACGTGATCGAATAGATTCCATCTTCAGCAATCGCATCGGCCACTCTGTATGATCTCTTGTCCAGACTCACGGCTGTTCCCTGCTTCGGGAGCGGTCCATAATCTTCCGCAGATACATACATGAGCACCTGTTTGACGTATATTCCGTCCATGTGCTGACTGTATCTCTTCTCTCGTTCAATCTGCTCGTTGTTGTCGATCTGCACTGCCATCGGCTTTCCGTTGACTGTGTGTATCTCCGAGAACTCATCCACGTTCAAAAAAGTCTGCTGCACATCCCTCTTTATGATGTCTTTGAAGGTCATGCTTTCTTCTTTCTCGTTGTGGTTCTTGTCGGTTTCTTCGCAGGAGCGGTTTTTCTTTCCGGTGTCTCTGGAATACGTCCGATCAGTCCATCAGTGCCTGCATCGCTCATTCCCGGCATACCTGCAACGGCTGTCACCGGAATTGCCTGCGCTGCCTGTGGTTCTGGCTCGTCTTCCTTCCACATTGCAGTTCCTGCTTTGAGCCACAATTCTGTCATTTCCTGATCGTTCACCGGAAGGCTTTCGCCTGTACTATACTGATGTGCGTGGTACAGTACAGGGCGAAGCGCAATCAGTTCTCTCATGCGTTGATATTGACGAGCACTGATGTTTCTGCTGCCTTTGCCGCTTCTGTTGCGAATCCGGCCGCAGTATTTCCTGATGCAGTTGTTGTCATCTTGCCTGCCGCAGTGACATATACCTCTGCCCCTGCCGTGATCTCGCTGTCATCTTTCTCGAATCGGAACACACCTTTCACATGAAGGCTTCCAGTCTCTCCCGGCTGGATTGTCATGCCTGCCACACCGACTCTCTTTCCGAGAACGATCACGGAATTTGCTTCGATGGCACTGCTTCCTGTATTCTTGTAGTCAATAGACTCTCCGCGCTGCCAGTATTCTGCTTTACTCATTGCGTTTGCCTCCCTTCTCTTATGCCAGTTCCAGTTTTGTCTCTACTTTGACACCCGGATTCTTCACCATGCCTCTGTAATCCATGACAGAGATGCCCCAGTCAAGGAAGATGTCCCACACGAATCCAAGCTGACCCGGTGCTTCCATACGACGAATGTTCGGGATTTCCTGACCGTTCAGGTAATCAACTTCGATTCCGTCGCAGTCTCCGGCTGCTCCGAATAACCACCACGGCATCACGTTACCCATGCCACCGCAGAGTGCATTGATTGTCGGGTCTTCCACGACCTCGATCTGATCTCTGTACTGGTACAGTGGGTTGACTGCCTGTGTATTGTCTGTGGTGTTGATCGTCGGTGAGTTGAACAGTGTGTACATATCAAACTTCATACCGGAAGGAACGACGATCTGTGCAGGATTGATGATGATTGCTTCTCCGAACTGATCTTTCTGGTTCGCCAGTGCCATAATCATCGTCTGCATTGCTGCCTGTGTCACTCCTGTTCCTGTCTTCAGGAGGTTCTTGTGGTTTGAGCCGAACAGAGCAGTTCCGTCATAGATTGCCGGGTTATTGACAAGAATCTGGAATACCTGCTTGTTGATGGTCTTTCTCGCTGCTGCTGCGTAACGAGCCGGAAGGGATGTCACCAGAGAAATGTCATCGTCGATGAAGGCTTTTCTGGACAGGGTGAACTGTCTTCCGTATGTCTTCAATTTTCTCTGCGGCAGCTTGTCATCGGTGAATACATCATGCTTCAGCTCGCCATTCTCCGGCACTTCCAGAAACTCTCCGACCGGTCCTGCAACATAATAATTGTCGTGGGTCTTGAAGTCCGGGAGACTTCCTTTCTTCGTGAATCTGTCGAATGTGACTGCAACCTTCTTGTGTCCCTCTCTGTATGCTTTCTCGATCGTCTGGTCTAAGATTGCCGGGAACGCTGCCTCTGGATTGTAGAACCCTCTGGACAGGAGAGAATACAGTTCGTCGGAGTTTCTTCTGTTCAGTCCTCTCTCGCTTGTTCCGTCCATCTGAAGACACTCGATTGCAAGATCACGCATACGCATACCGATCATCTGTCTCGCTCCGTCTGCCGGGTTCTCGATCTGAAGACCTGCCTTCAGGAGCAGAGAGTCAACTGCTGCTCTTCTGAACTTGTCCTCTGCGCTGTCTCCGACGCTTACTCCGGTGTGAACTGGTGCGGATGCCTGTCTCATGTGCTCGATGACTGCTGCTCTCACCTGCTCCACTGTTGTTCCGTTGTCGATGAACCCTCTGACCTGCTCATTCATTCCGAAATCGCGGCACATCTCCTCGATCTGTCTGATTCTTGCTCTTTCATTCTCGACTGCGCTTCTTGCTCCGTCTCCGTTGCCTTCTCCGCCTTCGTCTCCATTTCCTTCGCCCTCACCTGCTGCCGCGCCTCTGGAACTTCCCTCGCCGCCTGCTGTGGCTCCTGCTCTGTCGAGCGCTTCGATTGAACGCTGCAAGGTGTCAAACTCCGCTCTCTCTTCTGCTGTCATTGCTCTGCTTTCCGCTCTCGCTGCCTGCAAGATTTCGTTCTGCCGAGCCAGCATCTGTTCTCTTGTCATCTGCTTTTTCCTCCTCTTGCGATGTTTTTGTTATACTGTAACTGCCGAGCATAGGTTTCATTCCATGCTGCCGCCTCATCTGCCGTCATCGAACGGCCTACTCCGACCGTAGGGTCTGCCGGAACGCTCACGATGCTGATTTCATACGGAATCCACCGCTTCGCGATCGAGCACGGACCAGTGAAACGTCCATCCATTGACACCTTGTTCGGTGCTACTTCTTCCCAGTCCTCTACCATGTAGCCGACGGACACTCCTTTCAGAGTCCCGGACTTCACTTTCTGATAGATGACTTCGGATTCTGCGTCAGAGTCAAACGTGATCTCTGCATAACCTCTCTGATCTTCAATCCATGCTTTGTTGATTTTCCCGATAACCTTGTCTCTCTTGTGGTTATAGAGAACAACGCCGATTGAATTGAGTCTTGTCAGGTCCGCGCATTCCCCTGTGTGGTCCAGAATCTCCTGTCCGAACCAGCGTGTATATGGTGCTTCCGAAGAGAACGAGAGCACGAATGTTCTTTCGTTCCCTTCACCCTCGACTGCTCTGATCTGGCAGTCCACGAGTGCTCTGATGCCTTTATTTCTTTCCTGCTTCTGCTCCGGTTCCTCCCTCGACAGGGGTCTTCTCTTCGCTTCCGCCATCTGTGCCATTGTCATTCTGGCCTGTGCTGTTTTCTTCTTTCTTCTGCACTTTGCCACCGAAAACCACACCTCCTAAATCAATTCCTTTCTTCTGTCCATATTTCAGAACTTCCGCCATATCGTCGATCTGTGTCTGCCAGTCTCGACCGTTCTCTGCCGCAATCTGTTTGAACGTCTTCTGCCCGGTCTGCATCGCCGTCTTTGTTGCATTTGACTCTTTCACCGGGTCAATCCATTTCTTCGGCTGTTTAATCCATTCGTGTTGCAGATACTCCTCTTTTCTTTCCCAAAAGTCTGCAATATCCACCTTTCCTGCCAACACGCAGGAAATCACGAAGGTTTCGTATATCTCATCCAGTACGGCCAGAATCTGTTCTTCCTCTTCTGCGAACGTCAATTCATCCTCAATGGCTCCCTGACGCGCAGATGAATAATTTGTCTCGGACATATCGCGGCTCGTTGCCTCGTATGAAATGCCCTGTCCTGCTCCGACGAGACGCTGTTGCAGCTTCACGAATGAAGTGGCATCTGCTGCCTGTCCTGTCGGGTTTACGACCTGCACCTCATCTCCTGCATTCAGTTCTTTAATCATGCCCGGAGTCAGGGTCTTTCCGTCATAATTCGCCTTGTCCTGCGGTGCTCCGACGTTTCTTCCGATGCCAGACACCGGAAGAGCCTTCTTGATGAACACTGACAGGCAGGCGGCAATTCTCT